GTAGTTTTGCGTCCATGGCATTCTCTACACAAAGCCACTAAATTATCTACGTGGTTGCTTCCGCCATACTCCAACCTCACTTTGTGATCCACCTCGAACCATGCTGACAATTGTTCGCCACAGTCTTCGCATTTCCAGTTTTGTCTGCTTGCCACGAATTTCTTCTTGGTCTCGCTTACGGAACGTTTGGTTTTTGTTACACCATCAGCTCTTCCCGAGTTCATAATCCGGGTCTCTTGACGGTCTTGACCCATAGGTAAAATTGGCATTAATCCACCATCATTGTCATTGTACATATTTTGCTTCTTGGTGAAATCGAGGATGGGGTTTAAAACACTCATGGTTTCTTTGTCTACTGGCAAATATTTCAAGTATTCGTTGGACCCGCGGATAATATCGGTGGCTTTGGATGGAAATTTTTTGAACAAGACGTATAACATCAAGCCACCTAAAGCAATTCCGGCCATTTTATAATATTTTTGGTTGGTTTGCAATAGCTTCCAATATTTGCCGTCCGTATATACATTTGCAATTAAAAATGCGGTTATTCCAAAAATGACGAGCTCAATGCGCATTTATATATATTCTATATAAGTAAAGAACATATATAATAAACATTAATATAATATTTGGTGAGAAATATTACCATAGAAAGGAGGGTTCATAAGGGAACCATCGGTCCCTTACCCTAAGAGTAATAGTAAATGACCGCCAAACACCCCAAAATAAATGCCACATGCAAATAGTATCGGCGTATTTTGAGTTCCTGGTGCAAATAAACCGGTTTTGGTATGTAATTGTCAAAATATGCTTGCATCGCTTCGTCCAAGGAGACCGACGGTTTCCCCAATAAATCATTGTATTTATTCTGGATAAAATTGACCCAGCGAATTAGAGAATCTTTGCTCCCCAAATATGGCGTTAATGGATATTTGTCTAACATTGTGCTAAATCGTCCTGACATCTCTCCATCCGGGATAAAAACCGGCAAATTCATATAAAAATCATAATACTTGCGTTTCGTGACATCATTTGGAAAATCGGGATACGTTAGTGCAACTGTCATCATAAAAAACCAATAATGCGGACCCCATGTTTTTGAATCCAACCTGGTTGTCATATTTAAAAGTATATAGAAACAATGATACTATATTCAAGTAGGAATGAACGTTTATTGCAATAATTGTGGAAAGAAGGGTCATATGTTTTATAATTGCTGTCTCCCCATCACGAGTAATGGGGTGGTCGCTTTTCGTAAAAACCCAGAAACCAATTCGATTGAGTATTTGATGATACGGCGAAAACACACATTGGGTCTCATTGATTTCATACGTGGCAAGTATTCGGTTTATAACAAGTATTATATTAACAATATGATTTACCAAATGACAAATGAAGAGAAAGAGATGCTTAAAACCAAGGAATTCGAAGAAATCTGGTTTTTAGTGTGGGGAAAACCGGCCAACTTCTCTAACTTTAAAAACGAAGAAAATGCGTCCAAGGAAAAATTTAACCAATTGAAAACTGGAATCAATGGTCAATATACTTTGGCAGATTTGGTGGATGCATCAACCACCAAATGGGAAGAACCAGAATGGGGATTTCCCAAAGGCCGACGCAATTACAATGAAACAGATTTGGACTGTTCGATTCGCGAGTTTAATGAAGAGACTGGGATGACTTTGGAAAAGAACAAGATTATCAATAATATTTCGCCGTTTGAGGAGATCTTTTTTGGGTCAAATTACAAGTCTTATAAACACAAGTATTTCTTGACCTATATGGATTTTGAAAATGTTGAGTCTGTAATCCAAGAAACCAATGAAATTAGTCAAATTCAATGGAAGTCGTACGTGGATTGTATTGCGTCCATTCGGACTTACAATTTAGAGAAAAAACGGATGCTATCAAACATTGATATTTTGTTGAAGAAAACAGTGTTGGTAAAAGGATGAGCGAAGCGGAACCTATGAGCCGTTATACCATTTGTCAAACTGGATCCTATCAAACTACGCCTAAGCTAGATGTGTTTTGACTCAAACTGTATGAAAAAACAAATGTTTATAAAGATGCAACTCAGGGTCTTTGTGTCAATTTAGGTAAAAAATGTGTGTTTATATTATAATACATAACTATAATGGATTTGATACAATCAAAAAAACCCAAAAGATCCAAATGTTCAAATGGAACCCGTAAATTCAAACCACTTGGTGATGGGTGTTATACGGATGAAGAAATTGAAAATCATAAAAAGAAAAAAACGAGAAAAAATAAAGGAGAATTGGAATCTAAAACACCACCCAAAAAGAAAATTGATGAAAATGCAAATGTTCCAAAAGAAGATGTTCCGGAAGAAGAAGTTTCCGAAGAACATGCTCAAGAAAGTAACTCTTTAAAAGAAGATATGGAAGAAGCAGAAGAAGATCCAGAAGATTATGGAAAAGAGAATGACGAATTAAAAGAAAAGGAAAAGAAGGAGTACTACGCCAATTTGAAAACCCCGAATTCAAAGACCGATTTTTTATACCCTTCTTTAGAAAACCCCTACTTTGGAAAACAAGTCTCTCTTCAAAAGGATTTTACAAACTTAACATTCGACGGAGAAATTGCAGACAAACATGATATCAAAAATGTGTCCAATATTATTTGTGCCAATCCCGAATTTGATTTATTAGCACATCAGCATTTTGTAAAAAGATTTATGTCTGGCCAAACCCCTTATAAAAGTATATTGTTATACCATGGTCTTGGTTCAGGAAAAACGTGTTCCGCCATCGGCATCTCAGAAGAGATGCGCAGTTATACCAAACAAACCGGTGTAAATTCAAGAATTTATATAATTGCATCCCCCAATGTTCAGGACAATTTTAGACTCCAGTTGTTTGATGAAACCAAACTTATTCAAACAAATGGAGTATGGTCTCTTAATACTTGTGTTGGAACAAAAATTCTGAATGAAATCAATCCAACAAATTCGCCATTGCAACGAGAGAAGATTGTTTCCCAGGCAAAAACAATTATTAACCGCGATTATAAATTTATGGGTTATTTGGAGTTTGCCAATTACATTGATCGTAAAATCAATGTTCTTTCTCCCACAGCAGAACAAGAACTCATCAAAAAATATTTCAGTAATTGTCTGATTATCATTGACGAAGTCCATAATTGCACCAAAGACACAAAAACGTTATCTTCCCAATTGAAAAAACTTGCAAAACATGCGGACGACCTCCGATTTGTTCTTCTCTCTGCAACTCCCATGTACAACTCCCCCAGAGAAATCATCTGGATCACCAACTTGATGAATTTGAATGATGGCAGGTCCGCCATTAAATACAGCGATGTATTTGATGAAGATGGAACCATTATTGAGCCTAAAAAGAAGGATGAAGACAAGGGTATCAATTTATTACGTCGCAAATTAAACGGATATATTTCTTATGTGCGTGGAGAGAACCCTTACACATTTCCGTTCCGTGTATATCCGCCATTGGCTACTCAAAAATTTATTGCAATGAATTCAAGCCAAGAAGTGGATGTTCCATTGCAAGGAAAAATATTTTTGACTGATGTTGGAGAGATGCAGAAACAAGTGTATGATTTGGTAATTCGCAAATCCTTGGACGCAGGTGACGGACTATTTGAAGTAAATGACGTTGATGCGGATTTGGATAATATGGAAAAATACGGATACAGCAAATTACAGGCACCTTTGCAGTCTCTCATCATTACATTTTGGAACAGTGATTTTTCAAAAATTATTGAGGATGAAGACGAAAGATATTTGAACTTATTTGGACAAAAAGGTCTTGATAACATTATGAAACATGAGAAAAAAGATATTAAAATCGGCGAAGATGCAAAAATAACTGCGAAATGCAATTACGAATACAAAGATGGAGTTCCACATATTTTTTCACAAGATGAGTTGCCCAAATACAGTGCCAAAATAGCCAAAGTTTGTGATTGCATTCGTGCATCGGCCGATAAAATGGTGGAGATTGACGGTGTTTCAACAACCATTCACGGTGGAATCATCATTGTTTATACTCAATACATTTATGGTGGAATTGTTCCTATGGCGCTTGCTTTGGAAGAGATGGGATTTATGCGCTATGTGGGCAAGCAATATGTGGGGAAGAACAAGGATTATATGTCATCACTATTTCAAAATGGACTCATTAATAATCGTATTGATGCAAGAACCATGAAGTTGAGAGACGAAATACCCATGAGTGAATTTAAACAAGCCAAATACATGATCATATCCGGCGACAAGTATTTCTCTCAGAACAATGCGGAAGATATTGTAAAAGCAACTAGCAAAGCCAATATGTACGGAGATGAAGTGCGTGTCATCCTGATTTCGCGCGCGGCGTCCGAAGGTTTGGATTTTAAATATGTCCGACAAGTCCATGTCTTGGACCCTTGGTACAATATGAACCGAATTGAGCAAATTATTGGTCGTGGTGTCCGAAACCGCAGTCATTGTGGATTAGTGTTTGAAGAAAGAAATGTAGAGATTTATATGCATGCAACTACCAATGGAGAGAAAGAAACCGCCGACACGTACGTTTATCGGTATGCCGAGGAAAAAGCCAAGAAAATTGGAAAAGTAACCCGGCTTATGAAAGAGGTTGCTATCGATTGTGTATTGAACCATTCGCAGACCAATTTCACGGACAAAAAAATGGCGGAAGTTGCTGAAAATGGAGTTGTCAATATTGTTCCATCCACTCAAACAGAGCTAGTTCCTTACAAACTGGGTGATAAACCGTTCTCCGAAGTGTGCGATTATATGGAGGATTGCGAATTCAAATGTTATCCAGAAGATGCCGACAAAAAAATCAAGAATGAAATGAAGGATGAGTTGTATGGCAAGGAGCAAATCAGTATAAATTCAAAAGGAATTGTAGCCAAACTTAAAAATATTTTCAAACAAGAGACTGCGTATCATTTTGACACAATTGAGTCAATGGAAGCATTCAAGAACGCAACCAAAGAAGAATTGTATTATGCACTCACATTGTTAATTGATGGCCCCGAAACCATTGTGGATAAATATGGAAGACAAGGTAAATTGGTGAATCGCTCCAACTATTATATGTTTAAACCAGTGGAAGTAACAAATCCCAATATTTCTCTTTACGAATCCAAAATACCAGTGAAAACCATGAGCGAATATGTTCAGTATGAAATTGAAACGCAAGATGAAAACATAAAAACACCAGTATTTGGTTCAGAAGAAGAAAAAGAAAGCAAGGTTGTTGGCGATGAATATGTTTCATTGATTGCAAAAATGAGAGAAAACTTGGAAACTGCAATTAAAGAAGAACCAAATGAACTCAAAGACAAAAATGAAGACTGGTATTTTAATTTGAACTCCATCAAGTGTAAAAAGGATGAAGATACAGAGAAAACGTTTATGGATTTCAAAAAAAAATATAAAATTACAAAGGCTGACAGCGATGAAACAATAAGAACCAAAATATCACCAACGCCATTCGAAGAATACAAGAGACTGGAAAAAAATTCAATCTGTATTACTCAAGGGTTCTTTTCGGTTGTAGCACGATTAAGAATATTGGGAATTGATAGCGAATCATTAGAGAGATATGTAACTGATCATATTATCGAAACACTCTCTCATGAAAATCTTTTGACACTTGCAAAAGAAGTGTTGGAGACCAAGTTTGTAGCAAAAGACAATTTAGAAAGACGTGTTTTAAAATATTTTCAAAGTTTATTGTTGGATGGAAAGAAAACGCTGGTTTTGGCAAAAGACAACAAAAATATTTACTACAATCTTTCAGATTGGTCAGAATTAAGTGATGGAGAAAAAGAAATATTGGTTAAAGAAATGAAAGATAAAATGGAAATTACCAATTATTCGAATATTATTGGATTTGTCGGTGAATTCGCAAGTAAAGATATGGGTTCTACCATGGTGTTTAGAACAAAAAACATGACACAAAAGCGAAATAACAAGAGTGCGTTTTTGCAAAATGATTCGAAAATTGCGATTATCAAGCAAATCAATACCATCCTGAAATTAGCCGGTTCTCCATACAGTTTTGATGATGAATCATGTACAAGATGTGAGAGAAATACAGATGACCTTTCAAAGATTGCAGTTGCGTGTATTTTTGAAATGCTGATTCGCAAATTTGATGATGAGCAAACTACTGGAAAAACCTGGCTTCTAAAACCTGAACAGGCAATTTTCAATAATATTAAGAATGCCTAGGGGAAACCGTAGGTTTCCCCTAAGGGAAGGTATAAGCGAAGCAAAAAAAGGAAACCGTAGGTTTCCTTTAAAATTGAAGTTTATTATAATTATAAATACAAATTATATAAAATTATAATATTACTATATAAACAATGAATCAAAAAGACGAGAAGAAAGAATACGGAGTTTATATTAACTCAATGTTATCCAAGCGTGTTGTTTTGAAAATAACCGAGATTGGTGCAAAGTTGAAGCAAAACTTGGAGAACAAAATCAAATTTAGCATTGAGGGAAAATGCATTACCGAGGGTTTTGTACGGCCAAAAACGGTTAGTATTGTCTCGTATTCTTGTGGTTTGGTGAAAGATGACCATATTGAATTCCAGGTCATTTATCAGTGTTTGGTTTGCAATCCCATCAAGGATTTGGAAGTTGCTTGCAAGGTGAAAAATATCACAAAAGCGGGTATTCATGCGGAAGTAAGAGACAATGAAGACAATGTGCCAATTACGGTATTTGTTGCACGAGATCACAATTATACAAATAGTACGTTTGATGAGGTTGAAAAAGATGCTATTATTCGTGTGAAAATAATTGGTGTGCGCTTTGAATTGAATGATCCATCCATTACTGCTATTGCTCATTTACTAAAAGACAAAGTAGTAGTTAATGAAAAACCGAATACTAATGAAAATGCAGAATTGATTGCCGAAGCAGAAGAACGATATCAGAGAGTCAAGGCAAATGCAGAAGAAAGAGAAATGCGTGAAAAAGAAGCAGAAGAAGAAGAAAAAAAGATTAAAAAGGCATTTGGCGAAACTGGACCAATTGAATATAACGAAGAAGCGATGAATATAATTAATACAATGAAACCAAGAAAAGTCGTTGTTCGAAAATAATTGGATATTCAAAAAATATATAAAAACGTTTTACTAAAAATAACAACAGCATGACTATTGGATTCCAAGTAACCAATGAAACCTTGAGTTTTATGAAAGACAAGATTGAAAAAATGCCCAAAAACAACCAAATTGAGGTTCTTAAAATTTTGAAGAAGTACCAAAACATAAAGTTGAACGAAAACAAAAGCGGTGTTTTCGTGAATCTTTCTTTTTTATCCAAGGAAATACTGGACGAAATTGACAAGTATGTGAATTATGTCAATGACCAAGAAATTGTGATCAATACGATTGAGACGCAGAAGCAGGAGTTCAAGAATGCTTTCTTCGCTTAAGGGAACCAAGGTTCCCTTATGATCCCTCCTTTATTACTAAGCATGTTCGCTTAAGGGAACTACGTTATTCAG